AGAAGTTTGGTGCGAGTAATTGAGGCACCTCCCTCATTTGCTACAGATGTAATTTAGCATGGCAGAGTGCCAAAAACAAGCCCCCTTGTGCCAGTTTGTGATACGGATTTCCGATCAGTCAGTTAAGTAAAATTAATAGACCGTTGATATCAACATTGCCTGCTATTGCACTGATGTCAATATTTCCAGTCGTGGTCTTAATATCGACTCCAGTTTGTGCCGATACTGTTGTTTTCCCAGCTACTGATTGAATTTCAGAATTTCCAACAAGTGTTCTGATCTGGTGTGTATTTACTGCAGACTGACCAGACAACAAACCACCTGGGACTTTCTTACCTAAAACGTCAACATGGTATGCGCCACCAATCTGTTCTTGTAAATCACCAAGAATTTTATGATTGATTGATCCAGCAGAAACAATATTTACAGATGCTCTCGGATCAAACTGTTCTGTAGATTGTTCAGAAACTCCAGTGGTTTTTCTTTGTCCCTCAATAACTTCTTCATAGTTTATAGCTCTCTGTGTAAGAGTTCCACAAACCATATCAATGGTTCCTTTTCCAGACTGACCTGCCTGAATCTTTACACCACCATGTCCCTGTATTGATAGTTCTTCTTCAGCAATAAGGGTAATTTTATTTGCTCTGATGGTATATTCAGATCCCCTTGCCTCATGAACAACATCACCTTCTGCTAGAACATTCCATGCTTCTTTGTTTTCTCCACCAGCATTATATTGAATAATTGATGGTTCCGAGTGAAGTTGTTGTTGTCCACTTGATTTGATTAGTAATTTACCACTACCAGCACCTCTATTAGGATCATGAATGCCAGTGATCAAACGAACAGTTCCTTTACTGTCTAATGTTAGAGCACTATCGCCTGGTCCATCGATTCTAAGTGCCTTTTCTCCATTTTCGCCAGGAAGTGTTCTAGTGTAAATATGAGCCCCATCTACTTTCATGAGGGTATTAAAATCCACACAGTCTTTGAGAGACTGTGTTTCTGGTTTTGTTTTTGGTTTAGCAATATCCGCTGCAAGAGATTCTGCTGCCTTAGCATTTGATGCTGACAGATAATCAGCGGGATTAGAAGGACCTGCCATGATTTTTTATTAAGGACAATCTACATAACGACCAGTGCCAATCTTAGTAGCACCAATTTCTACCAACTTACTCTCTGGTAGACATGCCAACGAAGGCATTAATTTTGCACCATATCCACCACCACCAATAATTACCACTTTAGGAATAGATTCAAATGTTATCTCTCTATTTAATACTCTTCCGCCAATAACAAATCCATCATCGTTAATAATTGCCTCTGCAACAGTTGGATCATCATTAATGTAAATTGTTGGAGCAGTTTCATATGCAGCACCAGGACGAATCAGTGTAAATGAATCTATGATACAACGAACTCCTTTCTTTTCTGGAAGATTTTTCTTATAACCATATCCACCAGAGATAACTCTAATCTCAGAAACAAAACCTTCATCATCAAGGAGTGCTGTTGCAGATGCGCCAATACCATTTCCGCCAATAGTTACAAATGGTGGTTCAGTATAAGGTCCACCAGGAGTTGCTACAGGGATTTCTATAATTGAACCACTTTCATCAGTAATAATTTCATCTTCATTGACGATTGTGAGGGTTGGTCCAGTGTATACATTTTCAATTGTGTCTCCACCTGTTCCAGGATCAATATCTTCAACTGATAAATTACGCAATACAAGAACTTCAGCAAAAGCATTTGTTGTGTTAATACTTAAAGTTAAAACCTCATCAATATCAGATTCATAGTCATCTTCGATACCAACAGTAAGTCTTGCTTCAGAGTTATTAATTACGAATGTTGATGACAAGACACCACCAACAATGTCATCTGTGGTAAAGTTTTGAGATAGTCTATAACTCAAAACTGTTCCATCAGCAACATTTCTCGTTCTAACAGTGTAGATAATAAATTCACCAGATTCAACTGTAGTTCTATTTGCAGTAACATTATACCTTGGTGTGGTGTCATCACCAACATTATCAAAATCTTCTTCTGGGTCTGATCCTACAGAAGATTCTATGTCATCATTAAGTTGATTTATAATTGTACCTGGGGTAGGTTCAAAATTTTCATAAGGATCATGGTCCTCTACAGTGTTTCTAATTCTCTGCGTGATTGTACATGTTGCGACTGATTTTTCAAATCGCGATGAAATGTCGGTATCACCTGTAGGACTGTTTAACTCAATTCTAACAAAAAACAGTTCATCTCTCTCAGTATCATCACCATCACTAATAGTTCTGATGCTAATTTCCTTCTCAGTTTCTCCAGGAGCAAATCCAACAATGTCATCTACCATTGTAAAATCTACATTAGGTGTAGCAGAAGAACCATCGAGTGTTCTAAAAGATACTGATGATGCTTCTTCTAAGTAACCAGATCTACTGATAGTAAATACCGCATCTTTCCCTTCAAGAACCGTAACATCATCAATGCTATAAACAATTTTCTTTTTATATGTTGAACTGTTTGCATTATTTGTTGGTCTCTGACCATAATTTGTATTAATTACACCACCTCTAAATCCAACTCTGGTTGTATCTAGTTTTGGTCCTTCATATGCTTCACGGCAAACGTATTGATTATAATCAGCACTGGTATCTGGGAACAAATCGTTGTCGATAGCATCCAAGATATCGTCCAAAAAGTCTTGTTTTTTCTTCTTCTGTTCCCCATTTGTGCATTCTGTATCTTCTTCACTGCACTTTGGATCTGGTCCAGTACAAGTAATGCCAAGAAATTCAAGAACTTTTGCAATCGCACCACCAACCATGTTCAAAGCACTTGCGATAGGACCTAAGATTTCTTGCAATGGTCCAAGAATTTTACCAATTAAATCCTCCAAAAGTTGCGTTAATTTTGCAAGGATGCCATTTACCATGGCATCAATTTGACATGCAACACTCTGATAGATGTCGTTAATGATACCCATCAAGAAGTTTGTAATCCATGCAACAAGTCTCTCACCAATGTCTGCCATCTGACATCCAAGGTCTTTCAAATTCTTATTGAACCACTTAACAATTGGTGTTAATACATTACCTGTTCCATCTGGTCTTAAAACTGCTTTAATCAGTTTCTCCACACCTTCGGTAAGTTTTTCAATAATATATCCCTTTACTTTAGCAATAAAGTGTTTGATTACTCTTACAAACTTGTTTGTGTATCTTCTAGCAGTATAAGCTGCATTGTAAATTCCACCAGTTGCTTCACCAACTAGATACGTACCAATATTTCCTTTATTCTTTTGAACTTCAGCAAGAAACTCACCCATAATACAAGAGGTTGTTGTCTTAAGATCTTCTGGTCCACACTTCTTTGCTTTCTCTTGACACCAATCTTCTGATGCCTGTGATCCCTCAGTTAGTGGTGCATATTGTGCAGGAACTGGGGGAGGGTCATAAGACTTAGCACATCCCCACGATAATTCTGTTGAAGTTTGAAGTGCTTCAAGTCCTTCTTGATCTAGACTAAAAGCAGCAAACCCATATTTACTATTTCCAAAAATTTGCTTGGAATTAACGCCAAGGTCTATTTCCAAACCCTGACTAAATGACAGGTTTGTTTCTGCAGATAGTTCTGGATCAAATAGTAATGATCCTGCCTGAACTCCATCTTCTGCTTTTTTTGGTTCTCTCTTTGAAGGTGGTTGTGGAGTTTGAGATGATGCTTGCTTCTTGGGATTAGCAGGATTTGGAAGACCGTCTTTATTGACATCAATGTCAGGGTCAATAAAAGTAGTAAAAGAGTTACACTCTCCTGGTTTATATTCTTCAATGATCCTGGTGGCACCAGGGGTCATACCAATTGACCCCATAATCATTGGTTTTTGCTTCTCTGGATCTAGGTAAAAACCAATAACCCAAGATCCTTTTTTAAGTTGTGAATGCGCTCCCGTCTTATTTCCGACGTTAAAAGGAACCGTTACAGGCATCATAACAGATGCCCATGGAAGATCATCTGTAGGAACAGTCTCACAATCTTTGAGATGTTCTCCTACAATACGAACTTTATAACGGTTTGCTCCTTTTACTTCAGGATCTTCACGAGAAGATTTTTCTACTTGACCGATCCACCAATTGAATCCGTCTCTCCCCATGCGATACTCAGGGATCAGATTGGAAAACGCATTATCCATATCAATTAATCATCGTATACTAAGCACTCTGGCGCACTTGGATTATTGTCGCAATACAGCTCCAAAGGAGTAGGATCGTGATGATCACCCGCTTCAATGTCTGCTTTATGGTTTTCTGCGTATGATTCTAGTTCTTCTAATTCGCCTTCAATATGACGACGGCGTTGTGCAGAAATTTGAGGATTAGCAAGTTCTTCCTTATCTGCCTCAATATGCTTCTCGATACTTTCCATTTAAGTTACCTCCGTATACATTATTTATTATGCCAGTATTGTATCAGTATTGAAGTCATCACGCAATGAACCGTCACCTTTCATGCCGAAACTGTCTCTCATAACAGTAACAGTTGTAATAACCTGACCATTTGCACCCTCTGTCATTGCATAGTTGTGATTTATCTCTTCAATTAAATATATACCACTAGTTTCTAAATCCCATGGTTGCTTACTAGTTTCTTTGTCAGATAACTTTGTTCTGATTCTGATATCGATTCTATCGCCAGCACACATTAATGGGTTTCCAGCAATTACAATTCTACCAGTTTGGTTTTGCATCATGCTATATCTTGTCACTGCCTGAGTAGCATAATGTTTCTGCCAATCTGCATATGGAGATGGTTCGCTAGATCCATCCGTATCATTTGGAGAAGCAATTCCAGGTTTATTGTAGAAACTTTCATGATCCAAATAAATGGTCATGACTCTAGTAGGAAGACTAGACAATTGTTTTTGAGTTGTTCTCAACCCCTCCATCTTTTCCTGTCCGCCCAAGTGCTTCATCTTGTCATATGATTCTTGCAAACTATAAACATATTCTTCATATTGACCTGTAGAATGATTAAAGAAAATAGCAACAGATGAATACTTGCCTTTTCTAAGAGACTTCATGAGATCGACGTCAGAAGCAAATGATGCTTGTTCAATACGATTTCTTGTATCTTCATTGTCGGTTTGATTGGCAGCACCTTCAATGAATGGTCCCCATGTTGTCACTTCTTCATTCTCATTGTCACATAGAAAATCAACAGATCTTAGGTTATATCCCCTATTAGACTCCCAGAAGAAATATCCAGCACTACCCTCCACCTTTTGAGCACTGGCAGAAGACGCATTCTTTGCTGTTCCAGTTCCATTTGCTGT